GAGAATCGAACACCTTCGATGTCCCAGGCGTTAAGGATGTAGCGTTTCTTTGCTGTCCATATACCTTTATTGGCAATGGTCTCTCGCTTCATCTGCATCTTCTGGTCATATGCCGACACATACGACGCAAGTTTACTATAACTGGAGTCGATGAATGGTTCCAACTTGTCCTGACAGACCTTATCAAGTATGCCAACAATCGCTGCTTTATCGCCAGACTTAGAAGCAAAAAATTTATCAACAAGAGGTCCAAGATGAATATAGATTGAGTCAGTGTCAGATGCAATGACATAATCCTTTCCTTCTGTAGACAAAAGTTTATTTAGATACCCATTCATTTGGTTCTCAATCCAACGGATAGAGAGTTGTCCAGACAAAGTAATTGCCTCAGCATTGGCAAGGTTGTAATACCTGAAATACTGGTTACCAATGGCACCATAGGCAGAGTTAAGTTGAATCTTACGTGCCATTTGAATGTTGTTATAGGCACTAATGTCATCCTTAAGAACAACATTACCAGTTTCTTCCAACTTCTGCTTAGCAGCGAGCATCTTTTTCTTGTAGATCTTACGTTCATCGTAGATCTTCTGCATCATTTCAGGCAAGAAACCGTGAATATCCTTACGATATTGAGCACCGTTAGCACACAGACAGTAAGTTCCATCGATTTGAATCTCCTGATTAAGTAGTTTGTCTACATTTACCCCACCCTTTCGTTCATCCACCAGAGTTTCTGGCGAGATGTTGTACTGCATAATGAGGTGAGGGTATAGGGAGTTGAGGTCAAAAGAGACCACCCATTCATACTGCCCAGGAACAGGTTCCTTAACGTATGCCCCAGCATACTTATCAGATTTGCTTGACTCTTGTTTTGGTGGGACACAGATCTTACGTTCTTTGAGGTAATTATATATGAGGGTATCCCACATCCGCACCTGTGAATAGACATCTTCAAAATTGACCTTGGCATCATATGCCATAGTCACTGCCAGTTCTAGCAGTTTCATCTTGCGCTCAAGACGATCTACCAGTTCAACGTCGTGTACGTTGTACTCAACGAACTTCTGCCAGTCAGACGTATAGAAATCTTTGAAGTTTTCAAATTCACTGTGATCTAACTTGCGTTGATCAAGTTCAACGAAAGCAATATGATCCAGTCGATAGGACTCCTGGTTGCTGTACGTGAACTTCTGGTACAGGTCAAGATAGTCAAGGATGCTGACACCCAAGATGTCGTAAGACAAATTACGACGACCTTTGATGTACACCTCACGCATATTCACCTTGTTCCAAGGCGACAGACTCTTCATCCACTTGTCACCCAACACACGCTCAATGCGGCGGCAGATGTACGGGATGTCATACAGGTTGCAGTTCCAACCAGTCACAATGTCAGGAGTGTTTTCCGTCCACCACTTATGGAAATCTGACAGCATCTCCTGTTCTGTCCAGAAGACGCGATACTCAGTATCAAGAGTTGCCTCACGAGTTCCCCAAGTAATGTACTTACCAGTAGAAAGATTCTTAACGGTAATACACAGCATTTCTTCCTGACACGCTTCGGTATCAGGGAAACCATTTTCACACGCAACCTCAATATCGATCGTGATGATGTTCATATCCTTAAGATTGAACCGCATCTGACCAGGATACTTTTCACTGATCCACTGGTAAACGAAACGCTCGTATCCGTGAACTTCAAACCCCTCAACATTCTTATACTTTTCAATGAACTCACGAGCACGTCTAGCACCATCGTGAGTAATAGGTGCCATAGGTGCACCGTCCAATGACTTCCATTCTCCTTTGGGAGATGGAACATATAGAACTGGTTTGATAATCTCTTTGTAAGAGATTTGCTGACCATCCTCATACCCACGGCAGAGGATGGCATCACCAAGAAGGGTTACGTTAGTGTAAATGGAACTCAAAGCGATTTTTTGTACTGGATTACGGCGTCTTCAGACGGTTCCACTATAGTAAGAATCACGTCCGAAGTCAAGAAGATGTCACGCTGATCAGTATAAAAAGGATACCGAGTCCAAGTATTAGTCTCAATCCTCATACAATTAGAAATGAGGTATGACGGTTCTTCATCCAGCTCCGTCACTTCCCCCATCAGGTGTGTGTGATCCTTCAGAATCACGATTCTCAATGGTACCATTTGTAGCCTCCACTAGTTTTTCCCATTTGCCCTTTACCTCGGGGTGAGGATTGTAAATTGTTGCCACGTTTGATAGCACCACCAGAGTTCTTTCATTTTCCGAAAGGGGAATCCAGGGGAACATCTCGATGTTAAGATCGTTAATTTTTTGCGGTGTCTCGTGGTCAGACTCAAACAACATCTCTGCAGTTGCAGAAATCGTCACTTGATATGGATAAGAAAGAAAATATCCAAGAGGAGCAAATGAATCCTGACTTGGATATGCCTCCCTCACATCAGCGATTACGTCCTCGCCGTTGACCATTCTTACGATTTTTACGGTCATAATTCTTCTCAATTAGTTGATAATAAACATTGCGAACGATGTCACCAAATGCTTTGCGCTCATTGATGTTTTTTTCATCAGCAAGTGCTCTTGCATAATAGAGAATCTCATCTACATATTCAGTTGGAATGTCGAGAGTAACACTCTCGTACTCTTCGCACATCTTTGGTGTGCAATTTACATAATGGTTCATACGAACTTTCCCAATAAAAAGAGACCCCCGTGGGAGTCTCTTCTGTTGTACTACTATGTATAATCAATATCGGTTGAGTAATCTCTCACACTTCTGAGCATTCTTTCTGCAGAAGTTAGTTACATAACTGTCAGCATCAATATCCATTTGCCAATGGGTATGGAGATGAATGCTTTGAACTATAATGAAAAACCCAACTACAAGTAGATTAAGCTGCGTCACTGGATTCAGTAGAACCCGTAGTATCAATTTCATAGATCTTGAGTTTCTGGTGATCAGGAATAACCTTTCGCAATTCTACCACAAGCATTCCATTTGTAAAGTTTACCGATCCAACCTCAACATCATCACTCAAGTTGAAACCTCTAGCGAAGGTACGAGTTGATACGCCCCGATGCATATACTCGTCTTCAGCATTAGTATCCTTCGCTGCCTTGGACTTGATGAGCAAGACATTGGATTCGGTACTAACTTCAATGTCTTCAGGTGCCCATCCAGCAAGTGCTATCTCGATGCGCCATTTAACTTCCGATTCCTTGATCAGGTTGTATGGAGGGTACTGTCCACCAGGTTGATTGTAACCATAAGAATTCAACCGATGGAAGATGTCATCCAGTCCAACACTATAGCGATTGGCTGCATCAAAAATCCTGTCCAAATCTTTAGACGTAAAACGTGAAAGTCCAG